TTCTTTTTGGGAAGAAGGTAAGAATACTTATCATATTTTTCAGGAAGGTTCTGAACACATTGGTAATCATCCAGATTTCCAACAATATAAAGGTAAGTTGGATTTAATATTTACATCACCACCTTACTTTGATAGAGAACAATATTCGGACGATGAAACACAATCATATAAATCATATCCTAAATATGATGATTGGAGAGATAACTTTTTAAAACCAACTCTTGATAATTGTTTTCATAGTCTTAAACAAGATAGATATCTGTTATGGAATATAGCAGATATAAAGGTAGGAAAGAAATATCACCCACTTGAACAAGATTCAATTAATATCTTAACTGAACTTGGTATGGAATATCAAGGTAAACTTAAAATGTTAATGACAAGAATGATTGGTCTTAATCCAGAGGGTGTAAAAAATTCAGTAAAGGTAAATGGGACATATTATAAGTATGAACCCATATTAATATTTTATAAAGGATAAAGTTATAGGGTAGTTCATATAAAAAAAATCCCCTATACCACATAAATTGTGTATATTATAGAGTAAGATAAATGATAAATAAACAACAAATAAAAAATGAAAGAGGTTATAAATAATGGAAGCTAAATTACATTTAATACAAGACGCATTAGAGTCATACGCTGTCTATAAGCTAACAGAATTGTCTGAAAAAGATGGATTATCTATCAACAATGATTCTGATGTAAAGTATGATACTTACACAAATTATTGTGAAGAGAGAGGGTTAAACCCAAATATGTACGAAGAAGAAGAAGGTAAGATTTACTTTGAGATGTACAATGAACAATTTCCAAAATTTTGGGATAATCTAAAAGAAACTTATCCTAATTCTAAATTTGATTTTATTGATGTAGAAAAAGATTTTAGAAACCAGAATAAAAAAGGTGATTTTGTCATTAAGATTAATGGTGAAGTTAATGAAGAAACATCTGTGTCGTTAAAAGCTTACAAAGGTACTGGTGGTGTCGGAAGAATACAGGTATGTAGTGGTACTTTTAATTCTTTTATTACTAATTTTATGTTTGAGAGTGATGGAGTTGGAATGTTCATAGATAGTAATGGAGAAAGATTTAAAGGTAGTGATAAGAAAAAAAGAGATGCTGAGATGGAGAGATTAGGATATGGTAATATGTTACCATCCATTCATAAAATGGATAAGATACTTTCAGAACAAGTTAAACCATATTTTACATATAGTAAGAAAGCCGAATGGTATCAAAATATACAAAAGGATTGGGAAGAAGGTCATTATAAATATGGTCATATGGCCATTGACTTACTTTTACCTGAATTAAAAAAGTTCTCTAATGAAAAAATTAAAGAGCGTGTTATCAATATGATTGGATTTGATGGAGAAGAAGAACTTCTGTTAATCGCGGCAAAAACTAAAAGTAGATTGATAGATAGTATTACTAATGAAAAATTAAAAACTCTTATTAGTAAAGTAAGGTCTGATAAAACAACTATTAGATATTATAAACATGGTAAAAATATAAATTTTGATTTTGTTGATGATAATGAAGAAGTTGTATTGTCGGTAGAAGTTCCATTCTGTTTAGATAAGAATGGTGGTTGGTTTCTACCCAAAGATAAAAAGGGACGTTTCTATCAAAAAGAAAATATGTTCTTAGATTATGGACAAAGACGACCAAAGAAATCAAAAGAAATAAATACTTCTACAAATACTTACGTAAATCTTAGAAAGGCATTATCCTAATTGAGATTTAAAAATATAATAGGAAATCCGCCTTTCCAAGATACTGCTAAACGAGGAAAAACTCAACACAAAATATGGATTGATTTTACTATGCAAAGTTTTAATACTTTATTAGAGGATGATGGTAATTTTGGATGGATAACACCAAATAGTTTTTCGAGTCCAAGTAATAAGGTACTGAATTTATTTAGAGATTACGATGTAAAGGAGTTACATCTTGATACTGGTAAATATTTTCCTGATGTTGGTTCTACATTTAGTAATTATACTATTACTAAAACTAATGGGTGGAGAAATACTCTTGTGTATAGAGATGGTTCTATATTTAATGTAACTTTAGATAAAAGTTTATTTTATTTACCAAATGATTTTTGTGATGAATCGTATTCTATACATAGAAAAGTTATTTTTAATACAACAGATAAACTTGATGTCAGAAAAGATTATGTTACTTGTCATAATATTTTATTAAAGAAATCTGATACTCTAAGTAAAACTAAAACAGATACTCATATTTATCCTGTATTTCATACAAATAAACAGAAATGGTTTTCATCAATAAAACAAGATTTTTCTGATATGAAAAAAGTTATGTGGACACGAAGTGGATATACTAAACCTTTTTATGATAATGGAACTATGGGAAGTACTGATATGGGATATTATGTTTTGGTAGAAGATGATAAACAAGGTAAAATTTTACAAGATAATCTCTGTACAGAATTATTCCAATATATTTTTAAAACGGCCAAATGGTCTGGGTTTGGAAATGAAAAAGTATTTTCAACTTTACCTAAAATACCAATAGATAAAAAGTTGTCCAATGAAGAAATGTATGATTTGTTTTCTCTAACAAATAATGAGATTGATTACATAAAATCTTTTAGTAATAAAAAAGTTGTTGGTAATAACAATCTTAAAAAAATAATTAAATCAAATACAAGAGTTAAATTTTTAGGTGAAGTTTTTACACCACAAGTATTAGTGAATATAATATTAGATTCATTTCCACAAGAAGAATTTACATCTAACCAGAGGTTTTTAGATCCAGCATGTGGTAATGGTAATTTTTTGGTAGAGGTAGTTAGAAGAAAAAAAGAATTGGGTATATTAGATAGTAAAAATGCAAGTACTATATATGGAGTTGATATTATGGAAGATAATGTATTAGAATGTAAAAAAAGAATATTAGATATAATAGGTCATACCGATGAACATATAAATATTTTAGATAAGAATATAATTTGTGAAAATGGTTTGGAATATGATTATACTTTTAGTGAGTCTGTTGGAGTAAAACAATTTTTTTAATAAATAAAATAGGAAAAATAAATGAAAGAAAGTGATATAAAATTAGGTGAATGGGTTTTAGTGCGTTTAGATGATGAAAATGCATACAAAGTCATTCGTATTACAGAAGATGAAAAAACAGGTGAACCATTATATGATATTGACGATGAAGATGGTTTTATTCTATATAATCATCCTAGAAGTGAATTAAAAAAAATACCAAAAAGAAAAAAGGTAAGTGAATGATAAATGAAAAACAAATACAAGAGAATTGGGATAAATTAATCCAATTAATTGAAGATACATTTGATGGTGATAGAAAAGAAAAGTTACTTAAAATGTATAAACACTTTAAAGATAGAATGATGTTTGCACCAGCATCTGGAACTGAACATTTTCATAGTTGTTATCCAGGTGGTTATGTACAACATGTATTAAACATAGTACATTACGCAAAAAAGTTTTATGATGTTTGGAAAGATAATGGTGCATATGTTGATAATTATACAGTTGAAGAATTGATATTTGCAGCACTACATCACGACTTAGGTAAGGCTGGAGATTTGGAAGAAGACAATTATATACCAAACAATTCTGAATGGCATAGAAAAAATCAAGGTAAGATATATGTTGATAATCCAAATATTCAATATCTATCACCACCTGATAGAGGACTATGGATATTAAGTGAGTTCGGAATTACTTATTCGGTTAATGAGATGTTGGGAATTAGATTGGCTGATGGATTATATGATGAAGGTAATACAAGATATTTAAAAACCTTCAATAAAGATAAAGGTTTGAAATGTAACTTACCTTATATACTTCACCACGCTGATATGACAACTACTCGTATAGAATACGAGCAATGGTTACATCAAAATGATGAACAAGAAACTAAACAAGAAGAAAAACTTAAAGAAATCAAGAATGAGTTCGATAAGTTGTTTGTATAGGAGATAATATAATATGTGGTGGATATTTTTTATATTATTTTTATTGATTAGTATTTTTTCTTCTATTGCTTTATATTATGCAATGAGAAGAATAAATCAATATGAAGATTTTATATTACAAATTCAACAGATTATAACATTTGCAACTGAAAAAATGAAACAAGTTGATGCATCAGGACATTATGAATCAGATGATGAAACAGGATTCTTTTTTGAGGAATTAAAAAATCTTCAGTTAGCATTAAATAGTGTGTTTGAAGAAGTTGAAGAAATACAGGAGAATGAAAATGCCAAAAGCAAAAAAGAAGCGTAAAGTATATTTTGGAATGGAAGTCCAAGATGCAATTGTTAGATATAATGGAAGTGAAGATGATGAAGAAAGGAATGTAATATATAGAGATGAAATACATAGGGCTTTTGATAAATTATCTGAAAATATAATTAATACTTTTAAGTTTAGTTATTTTGATTACGGGTTTACAGAAATAAAACAAGAAGTTGTATCATTTCTTGTAATGAATATACATAAGTATGACCACACGAAGGGTTCAAAAGCTTTTAGTTACTTTTCAGTTGTTGCTACGAATTATTTAATATTACATAATAATGCAAATTATAAAAAATTAAAAACTCATGATAATATTGATGTAATTGGTAATACTTTAGTTAATAAATTACAAGGTAGAAACAATTATTTTAATGATTTATTAGATGAAATAGTTAAATATTTTGAATATAAAAGTCCAACATTATTTAAGAAGAAAAGAGACATTGAAATAGCATATGCAATAATTGAATTGTTAAAGAGACGAGAAGAGATAGAAAACTTTAATAAGAAATCATTATATATATTAATAAGAGAGATGACGAATGTCAATACATCTCATATAACAAAAGTAATGAATGTGTTTAGAAGTCATTATTCTAAAATTATAAATGAATTTCAATCAAAAGGTATTTTAGAAGTAGGAAATAATAATTTTAAATTTTTCTAAGAAAAAAAGTAAATATGAATTAATTTAAGACCCACCATTTTTGGTGGGTTTTTTTATTTTCTTTCATATTTTTACAATTTTTATATTTATATATGAATCGGTATATTTAACTGGAGTATTATGATATGAGTAAGAATAATATAGAAATATTTGATGGGAAAACATTTCAAGATTTAACAAAAGATATTTATGAAAACGCAAAAAACAAAAAGTTACAGATAGACTTATTAGTTCAAGAAGTTCATGGTATGATTCAAACAATAGATGATGCTGTCATGGTTGCCCCAATCATAAAAGAATATATGGATGTATCTGTTAAGAATGATGAACACCTTGTTAAGCTAGCTAGTGTTATACAAAGAATAATATCAAAATCCCAAGGTGAATCAGAAGAAAGTAGTTTATTATCTGATGATGAAAAAGAAGAATTGATGTCTACTCTTCAAGAAACTGTAGATAGTTTACAAACTGAGAGTGATAGATTAGATAGTGTTAAGAAAAAAACAACTGGATTTATGGAGAGTTAAGAATGGGTTCTACCTTTGTACCATTAAATAAATTGAAATCTGATAGTAAAAAATTATTTGCTAATACAAAACCTGAAGCTATTTTTCTTCAATTTGTTCCAGGACAAGTTATTGATGTTGTTACTAGTAATATGCATGCAATGTATTCTAATAAAGATAGAAACATTAATAGTATAATTGCAAGGCCACATTATGGTTCAAAGTGGAAAAGAGCTTCTGTATTAGATGAAGAAAATAGATATTTTCCAATGTTTCGTGGAATGGTTGATGTTCCAATGAAAGGTGATCCGGTTTTACTTTGTACTATAGGGTCAGTTCAATATTATCTTGGACCCTTGAACACAATAAACAGACCAGATTGGAATATAGATCATTTAAATATGCCAGATGTAAGAGTTGCAGTTCAGGCATATGGTGAAGAAAAAATAACAGATAGGGATTTATTAAAAATATCAAAAAATTTCGTATTGACAGGAACATCGAGACTTCAAAAAGATTATAAAGAATCATTGGATAATCCAAGAGGTGATAAAAAGGCTATTAAAGACATTCATGGTGATTTGGTTTTTGAGGGAAGACATGGGAATAGTATAAGAATAGGAAGCAGGGATTTGAATCCATATATTTTCTTATCTAATGGTAGAGCGTTCAAAAACTCAATGGAGGGAATTGCAGATGGTTCATTAATTTCAATGACTGAAAATGGTACACTACAACAACATTTTGGTTCATATCAAGATATTGGAACTGAAAAACCAGTTTCTGGATTTCAATTGGGTGATTCAACTATAAAAGATCCAAAAAGAACTTCTGCTCAACTCGTATCACTTGTTAATCCTAAAGCTGAAAATCCCATATATGGGTATGGTGGTAATCAAATCTTAATACATTCGGATAGAATTATATTTAATTCAAAAAAAGATGATATTTTTATGTCAAGTATTAAAGATATACATATTGGTTCCGGAAATAATTTAACAGTATCAGTAGAAAATAGTATGATAATTGAAGCAGGTAATATTTATTTAGGGAGGCAAGCTATAGAAAAAGTAGAAAAAGAAGGAAAGCATGCTGGTAAGATACCAGAACCACTGGTTCTTGGAGAACAATTAAGATTGATATTAGAAGAAATGGTTGGAATATTAGAAATATTTAAAGTAACTGGCACAGCAGCTGGGATATCAGGAACACCAGCACCAGATATTGTTACTAAATTAGTATCATTAAAAAAGAAAGTAGAAAAACCAGCATTTTTTAGTCAATATCATTTTATAGAAGATAATGTACAAAAAGCTTAATAGGGGGTTATAATGAAGAAAAAAACAAACATAAGAACAATGATAAGAAAAATAGTTAGAGAAGAAGTTGCTATGGCAATTCAAGAAGTAATAACTGAATTGAAACAACCAACACAACAAGTTTCTAAATCAAAACCTAAAAAGAAAATTGTTGAAAAGGCTAACTATACAAATAATTCAGTATTGAATGATGTTCTTAATGAAACAGCAATGGGTGATGAATGGAAAACGATGGGTAATGGAAAATTCGATTCGAATAAAATGAATGATGTTATGTCATCACAATATGGTGATTTAATGAATGATGACGGTGGAGATGCTATGGTTGCTTCAATGGGTGTAGACCCAAATACAGTTGATGATAGTGTTAAGAATATTTTCACAAAAGATTACAGAGAAGTACTTAAAAAAAGTGAAGAAAAATCTAAACAACGAAGAGGTGTGTAATGGGATTAAAAAATGATATATATACTGTTTTTTATGATAACTTATCTGATACCGGTAAGGAAAATGTTGTACTAACAGATTTTCAAGAGGATAAACTTGATCAACTTGCAACTGGATTAACGGATGCAATTATAAATTGGATTCAGAAACAGGAGTTTCAAATAACTGAAATGGAAGCAACAGTTGATATAGAAGAAATAAAAACTGCTGGTCCATATACAGGTGATCTTACACCAGGGGTAACTTTTGGTGCACCACCAACACCAGTAATTAGTCCTCCTGGTGGATTTGGTGCGGTAATGATGCCGAGTTTATTTTTATCAAAATATGGTGGAACTGGTGGATTTATGACACCAAAAGCTAAAGCATATATAGGACCAGAAGCTCCTAAAAAAAATGTATATGGATTACCAAATGTGGATAAAACAAAAGTTAAATTATTAAAAGTTAAGGATAAATAAATTGGCAATAAGAGATACAACTAAAAAACCATATATTCAAGATAGAGATGAGTTAGTCTTTGTTGGAATTGACTATCCATTTTATAGGTCATCTGGTGTTGAGGGTTGGTTTAAATCTAGTGAAACTACAATAGAAGCTGTTAAGAGCAATATAAAAATGTTATTAATGACAAACAAAGGTGAAAGATATATGCAACCAAATCTTGGATTAAATTTAAGAAAATATATGTTTGAACAATTTACAGATGAAACAAGAATTATAATTGAAAATGATATTGTTGATACATTTAATTTTTGGTTACCATTTGTTGAATTAAAAGATTTAAAAATTGATATGGATGAAACAGACGCAATTGGAAAAAATAAATTAAATATATTTGTTTTATTTAATATAATAAGAGATCCAAATACACTTGAATCAGTGAGTGTAACCATAGGAGAATAAGTGAATGCCTTATAGTGATAGAGAGTATAAAGTTAGTAATGTAAATTATATTAATAAAGATTTTTCTGCATTAAAGAATACTTTAATTGAATATGCAAAAACATATTTCCCAAATACATATCGTGATTTTAATGAAACATCTCCTGGAATGATGTTAATAGAAATGTCTGCATATATTGGTGATGTATTGTCATTTTATATAGATGAACAATATAAAGAAATGATGTTGCCTTTAGCAGAAGAAAAAAGAAATGTGATAAACATAGCAAATATGTTGGGTTATAAGGTTAAACCAATAACACCTTCTTATGTTGATTTAACATTTACTCAAACAGTTGGTACTACTGGTGATATAAATAATTACTCTCCAGACTATGCAAATGACGCTTTTGCAGTACCAAAAGGATTACAAGTAAAATCAACAACAGATTCATCTATCATATTTGAAACTCTTGATGTTGTTGATTTCACGGTTTCAAGTTCAGTTTCATATGATATAAATACTGTTGATGCAAATGGAGTTGTTTCAGATTTTAAATTAACAAGAAAGGTAAGAGCAATATCTGGTGAAACAAAAACAAAAACATTTACAATAGGAGTACCACAAAAGTTTTTAAAATTAACTTTATCTGAAACAAATGTTATTGATATAATAAAAATAACTGATAGTAATGGAAATAGGTGGTACGAGACAGATTTTATTGCACAAGATTTTGTTCCTACTGAAACTCATTATAGTGATACTGACAGTGGTAGAATATCCGCATATAGTGATGGAACAAATATTATACAAGTTCCTGCTCCATATACATTGCAATATTTACAAACTGGAAAAAGATTTATAACCGAAGTAAATGATGATAATACAGTATCACTTATATTTGGAAACGGTGTATTAAGAAGTGGACAAGATTTAGAAACTTCATTTATACAATTAGATCAAGTTGGTATAATAATACCTGGAGAAGAAAGTGAAATTGATGTATTGGTTGATCCAATAAATTTTACAAGCAATACAAATACTCTTGGTGAGG